CTTTTCTGATCTCAGGAGTTGAAGTTCCTTGTTCGCCTAAGTAACCGATTGTTCTGTAAAGAGCTGTTATCATCTCTTGGTCGTAGTCGGTCAAATTGTTGTTCATTTGTGGTTGATTTGTTGAACAATTTAATCTTAATAAGATTAGGTCAATTTGTCAAGCAGACAAAAAAAAAGAGCCTTATGGCTCTTTCCTTTCTATTGAAACTGTATAACCTTTAAACCTTAAGTGGTCTAAAACATCGCCTGAAAAACTTGGTCGGTAATTCATGCCGATACATGCAAAACCTCCTCCAAGTTCCTTTAATGCTTTTTCGCCTTTCTTATTGCAAGACTTAAAAGTGTGGCGAACAGAGTTAAATCCGCCTGTATAAAGAATCAAATCTGTCATTTTCTGTGGTTGAATTAACGACAATTTAATATTAATAAGATTATGGTATTTTGTCAACTACGCAAAAAAAAGACCCCTTTCGGGGTCGTTTGATTTAGAAGTTGTAATCGTAAAAGGCTCTCCAACCTTTACCTAATGCAGTTGGGTTTCTGCAAGTGTCGCCACATTGGCACCAAATACCGTTTTCTCTTAAACCAAATTTAATTGTTCCTCCGTTTTCGTTTCTGGTGATGTCATATTTCAACTCTCGTTGATTTGTGCAATGGCCAGCAAATCCTCCGGGGATGATTTCAGGTTTTGAATCCTTGTTTAACTTGTAATCATCCATTTGAACAGTTACAAATTTTTTGGTTCTTTTGATAACGGTGCAAGGCTGAACATCAGAGTAATAATAAACTGCTGCTTTGTCGCCGATTTGTGGGTCGAAGTTGTGCGTTACGTTCATCGTTGTGGTTGAATCAAAGACAATTTAATCTTATTAAGATTATTGGATAATGTCAATAAGATTAATTATTTGTTACAGATCCGTCATGTTAGGGGCTTGTTCTGAAGTGGCGTAAGAAGAACCTCAACCACGGGATTCTTCAAATCAGCAAGCCCCGACCTTATTCTAATTGAGATTAGAAGAATTTCCAATAATCCTTATTAATCCCATTTTTTTATTTGTTGGATCAAATCATAATATTCAGATTTTAATTCAATATATTTACTGAGAGCTAATTCTTTTTCAATGGGATCTCCATCTGGAGTATTGACCCATTTTTTTCTTTGTTCTTCGTAAGCTGCTTTTTTTATTAAAGCGTTGAGCTTGATTTTTTTTAGATCGTTGTTCATTTGTTTAAAAAAAGCCCCGTGAAGGGGCTGTGTAATTAGAAAAGAATTGCGGTTGTCGCTAATCCTGCGGTAATAGCAAATAGAACGGTTACTTCCTGTTCTAAATTTTTAACCCTACGGCTCAATCCTTCGTTTGTTGCTTTTAAAGTTTGGTTCTTGTTATAAAGAACTGTTCTTGTTCCAGCGTTTGAAGGAATCTTTGCTGTAGCTGTTGTCATGGAAAACTCCGTGTGGTTGAGGCAAATTGAAAATTTATGAAAAACCCCTCAAGATGAGGGGCATTTTCTGAGTTAGAGGACGACTTCTAAAACTTCGATTCTTTTCAAAGTTTTGGCTCCTCTGTATTGGTTGTAAATGTCCGTCTTGTAACTCTCTGACTCTTTGTCTACGATGTTTGGATCAACGATGCTCATGCCATCGTAAGCCCATGTTTCGCAGTCGGTAATGTCATAGAGGTTGACTGGCATTATTGACCAAGCTTTGAGCTTGTAATCACGCTTTGCTTTTCGTGCTGCTTTGGTTGCGAGAATAATATTCTCGTCTGAGCCTATGGCCCAAACTTGAATTGTTCCTCCATGCCCAAAGACACAGATAGCAAGCTTGTTCTGCTCTTTTTTCATAAATTTTCAAGGTGCGGTTGATAGTAAACAAACGAATCTGTTTACAATTTAATCTTAATAAGATTAGGTGATAATGTCAATAAGAATATTGTTATTGAAATAAATCTTAATAATCTCAATAAGATTAATCCCATTTCTTTTCATAGATTAGTTTCCCTGCTTTTACGATTTCTTTCCCAAGTTGTTCATTAGTCCATTGTCTTTTGAAAGCCAAGCCTGACCAGTCTTCAGTCGTTAGTGCTTTTAAAACTTTCGTATTAAAAAACTCAATTGGCATTGAGTCAGGAATTTTGCTTAAGTCCATTGTTTAAAGATCCAAAAAGATTTGGTCAAGGGCAAATAAAATTGTTTCTCTTGATTTGTTGACTGTCTTAGTAATTTCCTCTTTAAAATCTGAAGTCATTTCTTTTTTACATTCTGGGTCAGTTACAAGATTATGCTGATGAATTTCATAAGTTGTAAATCTGTAATTGCAAGCAGGACATTCTCTTCTTCTTCTGACACCTCCTCTCTGATCTGATCTTGATTCAATAACCTTTTTAGCTCCTTCATAGTCGAAAGAACTTTTACCACATTTAGGACAATCCATTTTATTTGCCCTCGGTTGCTACAACTCTTAAAGCGTTTAAGTACATCAAATCATTTGTTGCTGTACTTATTCGAGTGTGAAGAAGACCATTAGCTTCTGCTTCAGAATAAATTTTTGCCTTCAGTTTTTCAGGTCGTTTTAAGTAATAATTATCTTCTAAAACAAGTTTTTTCCATGCGTAAGGAAGATTGTTTTGTAACGACTGATAAAAAGTCAATTCCTTTTCTACACGTTGAAGGCATGTCTCAATCCTTGTAATTGGATAAAGTTCTAAATCCTTTGTTTGTGTAAAATTCTTTTTAGAAACACAAGCAAACAAAAGTCTTGTTAATGCCTTGTCAACATCACTTGTTTTTTTATGGGCAGAATCAGCAAAGAAAACAGAGTTCTTGCTAATTGCTCTGAAGTTTCTTCCTGACATTATTTTAAGGATTCACAAGCAAGTTGGATCTTGTTGACCTCGCAATCATGTCTGGTCATGTCGGAAAGGGATGAACTAACACCCCAGAAAAGAACCGCCCCGAAGGCGGCAAATAAAAGAAATCTCATAATTAAGATTTAAAAGATGAGTTAGGTAAATTTATTTGAGAATTATGTATTCCTAAAGTTTTTATTTCTTCTATTGCTTTAAGCAATAATGGATCGTCTTTTTTTAAACGATCATAATTAATAATTTTAATTTTTTGCATTGGTTTAAAGAGTGAAATAAAG